TACTTTATGAAAATTTTGATTAGCTGCTGTTTTTGCATATTGCACAAATGAATAACCATTTGGATAATTGGCTTGGCCATATTGATACATAAATACTGGAATAAGGTTAGTCGTGCCTGTGCTTGGCGGTATTGTGCCAGTGATTGTGTAAGTGCCGTTAAATGTTGTACCACAAGCGCTTACAGTAATTTGCTGACCTGTTACAAATGCGTTCGGATTAGCAAGCATAAGTGTTGCCACGTTATCTTGTAATGCTGTGCCTACTACTGGGGCATCATTGTGCCATAAGTATTCGCCAAGTAGGTCTTCTGCCGATTGACAGCATTCTTCCACAGTCGCATCAGAGTAGAGCGAGCCAATACCAAGATTTGCCCTTAACTCGGCTGTTGTAACAAACGTTGCTGGCATCTCTACTCCTTTGCTAATAGCTCTCTGGGGCTAGGGCTACTAAACCCCAGAGATTACTGATTGGTTAATCGGTTTTATCAGGTCTTCTTGTACTTGATAATTCCGTTAGGCATTTTGGCGATTGTTGCCATATATCCGTAAATTGCTACCTGTACTTGTAGGTTTGATACTACGTTTACAGACATATAAGCCTGTGGTGAGCGATATACAGTAAATGCTTCTGGTGCAAGAATTACAGCAGAATCATCATCGAATGTAGTTGCTGAGAAGTTCTTGTCTACGTATAGATCAAGTCCTAATACTGAACCACGGATTGATTGTGGGCCAACTTGTCCAGCTGCGTTCATAGGTTGTAGCGCATTGAATACTGGGCGCTTTGTTGTATCTTGTGCACCAATTAGCGCACCCCATTGTGCTGGGTTAGCGATGTAATTCTGTGCAAAGTAACCTGTGTTTGAGTAGATAGTACGTGCGCCTTCTGTAGTGAATGCAACAATACCATCTAGATCAGCAGTTGTATTTGTACCATTCATACCAGCTGCAAGTAATGCAGTTAATACTGTGGTGTCGATTGTCTTTAAATAAGCTAGAGAAAGTTGGTTTGTCAATTCCTCATAAAAGCCAGGATATCCAGACCTCTCTAGAAGCTCCACGGATAGCGTGTTCATACCTGAGTACTTGGATACAGTTCCTGAAAGATACTGGCTAACCATATCTGTATTTGACACTGCGCCGCCTTCGGCTTCTACAGTTACAGTTGGTGCTACACCAGTTCCGCCACCACTTGATGTAACAAGTGAAGGGATGTTGATTGTAAGACCAGTTGGGGGCAAAGTTCCCTGGCTGCAAGCATCAATAGCAGGTGTACCAAAGCGTGTATTAGTTACAAACTCTGTTAGATATTGTGTTGGATTAAATCCTAATCCGTTATTAGCAAAATCATCAGCAGCTGCAATAAATAACTTTGAGTCATCGTTGCCTAGTGCTGCTTTAATTTTATGCTCTGTGTATCCACCCATTGATTGAATAGGTGTACGCACTTTTGTAGAAATATATGGTGCTGTGATTGTTGGGCGAGCAGCTTCTACTGTAGGAGTAGCAGCCTCTGCCTTTGCTTCTTGTGGCGCTGTTGCTAAATCTTCCACAGGAGCCTCGCTTTCTGTTGTTTGGTTTGTGTCCTCTGCTTCGTTTTCACTAGCAGCAACTTTAGTTACTTGTGCAGCACTGAATGCTGGACTCTCAACAAGGCTTACCTCTTTAAGGGTTGCACTTGTTACATATAAATAATCTTTTTTCTGGATTGACTTGTTTACGTCTACTCCAACAGATAAGCCATCGATTAACCGCTCGCCTGCAAGTATTAGAGCATCTTGGCCCTGCATTGATGCACTGATTTTAAATGATGCGTAAATGCCATCTTCTGCCTGGTTAAATTTTTGCATTCTACCTATAGGGCGCTCTGCACTATGTTGCATAAGCATCTTAACCTTGCCTGGATCACCGATTTCGATGGAGCCTTTAGCAAAAACCACTTTACCTACAGAAGTATTACCTACTTCTTCAAATGGCACGATCTTGCCAGCAATAACTCTGCGCTCTGTATCCGCAGCTTCTACCTGGCTACTGAATGTAAGTATCATCTTCTACTTCTCTTCCGTTAGGTGTTAGGCTTTCCATTTCTTTTGCATCATCTATGTCAATTAGACCTAGAGATAACATTTTTTCTATTGCTTCTAGTCGCTTCATTGTGTCTGCACGCAAAAATGATTCTTCAATACCAAACTTAACTACGTGGCCACGTGGGGTTATGTCATCCATAGATAGGCGGTCTTCAATAGCGCAAATAAATGGCTGTAATGAATAAGCGACAAACTCTTTGCGACCATCGATAATGTTTTGATAGGTCATACTGTTATTCATATCGGCAGATATGTAATAAGCAGGCACGTTCATAGCCCTGGCTATTTGTGTGGCTAGATATTGTTGTGCTTCGTTATACATCATATCTTTAGGAGAAAATCCTGTGGTTTCATAAGATAGCGTGCTGGTTAAATATGCTGTAGATCTATTTTGGCGACTTTGCTTCCATTGTGCTAATAATCCTGATACCTGTGCTTCTGGTAAATCTGCGCCAGTGTTTTTAATATAGCCAGATGGCATAGGAGTTTGTGCTGATACAGCTGCGGCTTTTTCAATATCTAGTGCTGATTGAATTGTGCGTGATGCAGTGTTTAATACACCTTGCGTTAATCCTTGAAATGTAACAAGTGATCCAATACCTGTCATTGGGGCTCTTACGCCATCTACAAAGTATTCTTCTATTTCTGTACCAAATTTATTTGTAGTAAATGTAACTCGATTATTAGCGACCCACTCAAATCGTGATGGTCTTAAATCATCTGCATATAATTCTGTTACACGCCAATAAGCAACACCATAAAACAACAAACTATCGACAGTCCAGGAAATTGTGACGGATCTTGGTTGCCGATAGTCTGGTTGGTCGATCCAGAGAGGGTTCCCCAACTCCTCACCATTAGACTTTTTGTAAAGTTTTAATGGCAAGTAAGAAACTACACCAGCTATAAGATTTCTGCAACGGCTAACTGCTGGAACTTGCATCGCAAAGTTGCGATCTAATCCACCAGGAAAATTACCGACACCAGTTGTAAATGAACCATAGCCATAAGCTGTGTCCATAATGGCAGGGGCGTATTGCGCTTGGACAGTTTCAGTTTTTTTGGTTATACCCAAAGCAGACAATAGACCCATATGTATACTTTATACCATAAATCGGACTATTGGTGCAAATTAGACAAAGATTTGTGCGGTTTGTTGTGGTTTAGTTAATTGACTTACAACCATCGCTAGTGATATGGCGGCTGTAACATCGCCAGCCGATTTTCTACGTATTATGCGCCAGCCAGCATCATTTGTCTTAGCTGCACAGTTATTTAAATGCTGTACTAGCTCTGCCTGCCCAGAATGAACTACTCGATTATTAGCCAGGCCATCTGCAAGGTCTGAGCACGCCTGATAAAACGCCTGGCCTGACACATCGACCATACGCCATCCGCTTTGCTCTAATCTAGTAGCAATAGTTTGCGTAGCGTACTTGTCATAACAGATGGTGTGTGGATGGTACTTACGTGCCCACTCATTTATGTCACTAGCCATCTTGATTTCATCTATTGCAATATCACTATGCCACAGCTGTGCTAATCCGACTGCTATTTTCCCATCTTTAACCTGACCCATAACGAGCGCCCCCGATCGCCTTGTCGGTGCAATATCAAATGCCATAATTGTTTGTGGCCCGACAGGTATCTCTAAACTGCTATCGCTGCATTGCTCGATTGATCCATATACCCAGGGGCTGACAGTGCTATCTACCCACATACAAAGCATCTCAGTCTTAGTAGCTTCTATGCTGTTAGTGCTAACCGATTCTTCTAATGTCTGTTCAGTTATTAAATGCCCTAATGCTGGATTAGCCATAGCCCAGGCTTTACGATCTGTAATCTTAGAATGCTGTGGTGCGCTGTACTCATAAAATCCTAAATTCTCAGGTGGGTATGATAGGCAACGCTCTCTTAAATCATTTAACACAGTGCTAAAGCCATCACCTGCGTTACTGGTCATTAGAGTCATAGCGTTAGGTCTTGCACGTGTGACTGGCAGTGCAGCTGTAAACGATTCTTGTGTCCACTCTCTTAACTCATCGATATACAGAAAATCTGCGGTCTTACCACGAGGTGCATCTCTAGTAGCTGCTGCAATTTCATACCTAGCGCCATTAAGTAGGGTTATAGATTCTTGACCATTAGCCAGGCGTATTTGTCTTACTTGATCTTTCAAAAATTGGTTATCTTCTATTGTGTATGCAACTTGCCTAAAGGTATCTAATGCCATATTGCGGTTAGAGGACATACCTAGGACATTCTTAGAGCCCCATAAGAATAAATGACTCAGGATCAGCATACGTGCTAAGTGGGTCTTGCCATTTTGACGAGCTACAAGCACTAAAGCGGTTTTCTTGCGCCAGGTATCTGCATCATCTACAGCTAGTAGATCATCTAGTACCCAGCGTTGCCAGGGTATTAATGGCAAGCCTATTTTCTCAGCTAGATCGGCAACCTCTTGCGACTTTGTGCGACCTTTAAGCAAGGGCGTGTGGATTCTAGGCTCAGTGCTGCCAATTAGCCCGACCCCTCGTTGGGTCTGTTTTATTTCCACATCATTCTGCATCGAAGTTAAGCGTATCAGGTTTAATAAATGGTGAGTCTGGCACTGTTCGGATCGTCTCAGGGAGAGAAGGTTTCAG